GGATTGCGCGCTGGCAATATCTTATACTGTTTAGGATACTGCCTGACCGAATGAAGTAGTCGTACTTCGCACCAATGCTGATAGTTCGCCTTCTCAGTTGCACTCTTTGATCTAGTATCCTTCCACTCCCGTAAATTCTTATTATGCCACGCTACACCGTAACGATCTATACCATTGCCATCGTCCAACGGTACTAGAGCAACGGGGAACGTCTCCCAAATGCCCTTACGTAATTTGAGATCTGGTACCTTAAATCCGTCTAATATTTCCGCAGCGTCGGCGGCGTTCTTGGAATTCCGCCTTGTATTGTTTTTGGGTGACGTATGGCGGGATTTACTCGGTTTATTATTGCGCGTTTTATTGGTTTCCACAATATTTCCCCATTTAGCGTTGCCTTTTAGCATAGTCTGGTAAATCGGGTCAGCCGCAAGTGCTTCCCCAAGTGCTTTTGATGGAGACTTTGGCGACGCCATTATTTATATTATTGAGTGATTATTTATGACGCCAATCATCCTGTTTCGGTCGCAACAGCTCATACGCTTGAAGTGTTTGAATATCGACACCGGTTTTCGGTGGCAACCAACGATCCTGAAACTGGCGTTGTGTAAGAGAACGATCCGTGTCTATAGAAAGGTCGCGGTTGTCTTCATATACGGCGGATTTGAGTTCGCGCACAATATTACGCGACCCCTCCCCCTCAGCATCTAGGCGCTGCATATAAGGATTCTTTGATAATTCTTTTGCTGGAGGCGTAATAGGACCAGGTGGAGGAGGAATGCCTAAAGCCTCTGCAGTTGCCGCACCGCGCTCAGGATTCGGTATATATTCTGGTTGATTACGATACTGAACTGTATTTGTACGAGACGCAATCGGATTCATATCCATATATGCCGGAGGACTACGGTCAAGATTATGTGATGAAACTTGTGTCGGTGGAGTAGCGTGAAAGAAGTCCCATGCACGACTATTAATCGCATCACGCGCATTGTACTCCTTGCGTACACGTACTATAGGACAACTTGGGGGCATCACAGTCGGATCACGGAGACCAGGGTTGCCAAACCGCCTTGCCTTTTCATAGGCATCCCAGCGTGCTTCAAGCGAATCCATTCTATAGTTGGCAATGTTCTTCCTTTCGGAGTTTACCGCTAAGAATGTCGTGTCGTCCTAAACCTTTGACACATAAGTTATAATAATAAGATGTTCCGTGTAAAGACTCGGCGAGTTAAGCGTGCGACTTCACCATTACCCATTATACCACCATCACCTCCAATTCATACATCGGTTGATTTATCGGGCTCTGCTACAATTCCACCTATACCTGATATATCTGGTGCTGTAAATGAATTAGCACCGACGCCGCCCACTACACTTATGGGGCGGCTTACAAATTTTTTTGAAGCGGAATCACACGCTGCGTCGACTACAAAGCCGTGGCTGCGACTTGAACGCGGACTTCGCCTACAAAAATTACGTACTTACGCAGAATTGTATCCAGGACTATCGGTGGAGGAGAAGGATAATCTTAATAAGGCACTTGTTAAAGCAAATGATTCGAAATTACTGAATACAAAACAACAGATTGTATATGAAGATGGTAAAATACTCAATGTGAGAGGTTTAAAAATAATACGCGATGGAGATCCAACGCACTCGGCTTCATTCAAAATTGAAGTACATCGACAAACAAAAAAGCGAGGTACCAGCGATTCATGAAACGATTAAAATGTCTGATAATATAGGAATGCCTTACTCCGCATCTATTTTATGGTTGGATGATTGGATAACAGCAGATCCGCCGCTTCTTGTTGATGAATACGATTTAACCGATTGGATGGATCACGAGATGAATGAAGCGAATAAATTCTTCATTGATACGGCGTTTAAATCTACGCGTGCGAAAAACGATGCTATTCTTATCCTTCGCGCAGTTTATTACGAATATTTCCTGTTTCAACGTGAAATTGCCTTACGCAATTTGGAGGCGAAACCTGAAAATGTTACGCGGCTCAAAGCACTTCCTCAATCCGCGCAGAAATCTGCTATGTGGCACAACGAAACCCTAGAACTTCTAACTGGACACGAATTCGGCAATATTGTGTATGGAACCGATAATAGCCGAAATCTTGTAATGGCAAAGAAGTGCGGAACGCCTGTAGTTGTTAATGAGCACGAGCAGGCGGCAACATCGCAAACCGTCTATACATTTGATGCCGATGGTAAGTTGTCTGCGTTCAAATGGGGCTGGCGGTTTGAGCCGGTTGTGCGTGACCTTTATGAACGCTGTTTCGCCGAAGGTGATGTATTTGATGGTTTAGGTCGTATTCGGCACCCGTTTCTTCCCCGTCTTGCTGCATCACCTGATGGAGTTATTACCAGCGGACCCCGGTGCGGGCGCCTTGTCGAAATCAAGTCGCCCATCACCCGTGAGCTCAATGGTATTATTCCACCTGATTATTATTGCCAAATGCAGCTTCAGGCGGAGGTCTGCGATGTGGATGCGGTCGATTACATCGAGATGCGATTTACGTCAATGATGCGTAAAGATGCGAAGTATTCGGCAGCGGTGAGCGCCAAGAATCCGTGGATGGGTAAAATCTACGTTGTTGCCGCCCCGCCCAAGATGGTAGCAGTAGAGCGGGAAACAGGTACCGTAATGGAAGAGAAATACGATCCTGAACTATATGAGTATCGTTATAGTCCGTTATTTCCATCTACGGAGGCAGGGTTTGCCGAATGCTGTGCCTGGGTTCCGAACAATATAGAAGGATTGGTGGTGCTGGAGGAAACTGTCTGGTATGTACACGACCTGTTTACGACCACAGTTATCCGCAATCGTCGTTGGTGGGCGGAGGTCGGTCAGCCGGCGTATGAGTCCTTTTGGGTTGATGTTATGGCGGCGCGGGTTGATGGGCGGTTCGGTGAAAAAGCGCTGTTTGTATCCGAGTCCGAATCGGATTCGGAACTGCCGTCACAGCCTGTGGATGAAGGATGGCTCGGCGTGGACTCCGAATAGAACTGGGCTTTTTGATTTGTATAGGAACCTGTGGTATCTATACAAATAACAGCGGGATAGCGGTGTGCTGCGGTGTGTTGTGTTGTGGTGTGCTACTACTTGGCACACTGGGTTCTACGAGGATAGTTTGTACCCTTTGCCGGCGTCTGTCCTATTCCACCCGTTGCGGGCGCGTAGAACGTACCTAAAAACTCGTGGAACGGCGCCGAGCACGAATCGGGATAGGATCGGGGATAGTTATTTGTGCGTTGTAAGAAGTTCCGGGTCTTCTTTAGCACTTCACCCGCATCCGTTTGGTAACAAACCTGCGACGTTGTCTTATCCCAACCCGCCTCTGCCTCCAATACACCTAATGGTTTGAGGATTGGCGATAGGAGTTTTTCTGTCGATACCGAGAACGCATCGCCTGGTGAAAGCTGGTCTGGCTCCGATGCTCCCACCGGCAGCTTATCCTTTGATGTATCATACTTCCAGTCTTTGAACCAGAAACGCTGGTTTCCTAAATCCTCGGCTGCCTGAAATCCTTCGTGTAATCGAAATTTATTAAGGTTGGAGAGTCCTATGAGAGCAACGGCAAATACCGTAAATGAAAATACAAGCCACGCTACAGCCACCATCTTGTTTAGGGATGCGGTAAAAAATTGAGTTCTTGGCTGCGTCCGAAATGCCTTGATACATTTCGCAACAATGGAACAGAACATGCAAGTTGTGAAGCGCGACGGACGCAAGGAGGATGTAGCGTTCGAAAAAGTACAAGAACGTATTACAAAGGCAGCGGCGGGGCTGACTGTTAATCCTACTAAGGTAGCGCAGGGCGTCCTTGCTCGTATTGTAGATGGTATCACAACCACCGAACTTGACAATATTACCGCAAGCCTTGCATACTCCTGGTCAACAATTCATCCCGACTATGCCGACCTTGCCAGCCAGATTGCTATTAGCAATCACCAAAAGAATACACCTTCTACTATGCTAGCCGTCGTGGAATTA